GTTAGGTTGGTTTAGACGAGCAATAGAAGTTTAACCAAAGTTATAGGAGACAAAAATGTCAACAGATAAATTATATAATGATATAAAAAACCTTTTTAATGAATTTGAAGAAAATCATTCAGTATTTTCAGAAAAAGGTACAAAAGCAGCTGGTGGTAGAGCTAGAAAAGCTATCGGTGAAATAAAAAAATTAGTTACAGATTACAGAAAAGCATCTGTTACTGAATCAAAATCATAATCGGAGGTTATAATGTCAGACAATAAATTCCCAAGTGAAATGATTGATTTACCAAGTGAGGGTAGATTATATCCAAAAGATTCACCATTAAGTGAAGGTAAAATTGAAATCAAATATATGACTGCTAAGGAAGAAGATATTCTTACATCAGCAAATCTAATAAAAAAAGGGTTAGCTATTGATACATTGTTAAAATCATTAATAGTTAATAAAGATATTAATTTAGATGATATGATTTTAGGTGATAAAAATGCAGTTATGGTTGCAGCTAGAATATTAGCTTATGGACCAGAATACACTTGTCAAGTTGTAAATCCAAATACAAATGAAACAAAGAATCATACATTTAATTTAACAGATTGTCCATTTAAGAAATTACCAGATAGTGTTACTGAAAATAAATTTAAAGTAACATTACCAATTTCTAAAAAAGAAATAGAATATAAAATCCTTACAGGTGGTGATGAATTAAATATAGAAAAAGAATTAAAAAGTCAAAGTAAAATAGGTTCTCAAGTTACACCTGAATTAACAACAAGATTAAGATATTTAATTACATCAATTGATGGTGATGATTCAAAATCAACTGTGAATAACTTTGTTCAAAATATGTTAGCTAGAGATTCACTATTTTTTAGAAACGCTATAGCAGAAGTTCAATGTGATATTGAGTTGAAACAAGAAATAGAATTTGGGGGTGATGTGGTTGAGGTAGAAATACCTTTAACCACTGAGTTTTTTTGGCCTAAGGCCTAAAAATCGTAAAGATATACACGAACAAATATTTCAAATAATATATTATAGTGGTGGTGGATTTAATCACTCTGATTTATATGATATGCCTATTTATTTAAGAAATTTCTATTATAATCAATTAGTAGATACTCGTAAACAAGAAAACGAGGAAATTAGAAAAGCTAATAAAAAATCAAATTCATCAAAACCTCCAATGAATCCAAGATTTAAAAGGTAATTTTCTACATATTTGATATTTATATATGAATAGATACATCTAAATAGGAGAGTATTAATGTCAAAGAAAAAATCATATATGAATAACGATAATATCTTGGAAGAAGGTATTATAACTGGCACAATTGAAAAAATATTCAAAAAATTTATAGTCCCAAGAACTCTTAAAAAAGACAAAAAATTTAATTCAGCACTAAATGATTTAAATAATTCTGTATCTGATTTAGAAAAACATATCAATGATGAGTATAAAAAAATGGGTTCTAAAAAAAGAGTAAAATTAAATCCATACAAAACAAAAGATTTTATAAGGAAGTAAGATGGCCGATAAACTTTCTAAAGCTCAAATAAACGCACAAGAACAACTACTTGAACTTCTTACAACTAAAAATGAAGTGCTTCAAAAGTCTAGCCAATTACTATTTGACCAAATTGAGGCATCATCTAGACTCTCATCTAAACAAAAAGACCAAGTCAAAACTTTAAATTTAATATCTAATACTGAAAAAAGTACACTACATATTAATGATAAACTAAATGTTTTAAAAAGTAGAGCTTCCCAAGTTACTGATAAAACACTTGAAACTTCAATCAAAAAATTAAAAGTTGAAAAAGCTGCTACTGGTGTAATTCAAGACCAAGCTGAAGCGACAATGAAGGGTTTAAAAGCCGCCATATCGATGATGGGAAAAGTACCAGGTGGAGGGTTGCTGATAGGTATGATGGGACTTGGTCCTGAAAATATGAAAATTCTTCAAGACAACATAGCTGATGTGCGTGCTGGAGTTAAAGACCAGAGTGAGGTATTAGAAGGATTACCCTTAAACTTTAAAAAAATGGCAGTTGCAGGATTAGCACTTGGTGCTGTTGTAGGCATATTTGGAATGATGAAGAAAGCTGTAGGATTTGTAGCTGGAATGATTGATGAATTAGGTGCAAGTTTTGGTGCAGTAGCGACACGGAGTGATGAGTTTAAAAACACTATGATGGATGCTTCTGTTGAAGTTATATCAATTGGTAAAGCGACAAAAGATGTAGTGGAAGTAACTCAAGAATTATCACAAAACTTTGGTTTAAGTTTCAATGAAGCTGCTAAAATGAGTGATAAAATATTAGATAGTGCGGTTGGTATGGGAATGAGTAACAGTGAGGCTGCAAAACTATTTGGAACATTTATGAGTTTAGGTGGTTTATCACTTGAACAAGCTGAAAACTTAGCCGAATCAACTTATCAATTAGCTGCTCAAAACGGTGTGGCTCCAGTAGCAGTAATGAAAGACATTTCAGAAAGTTCAGAAATGATTGCTAAATTTGGAGCTGCTAATCTTGAATCAATTACAAAAGCAGCTATTCAAGCTAGAAAAATGGGATTAAATTTAAGCACTGTAACTAAAATTTCTGATAGTTTATTAGATTTCCAATCATCAATTCAAGCGGAAATGGAAGCTTCAGTAATGATTGGTAGAACAATTAATTTAAATGAAGCTAGAAGATTAAATTTTGCAGGAAAAACAGATGAGGCATTTCAATCAGTTTTAAAACAAATGGGTGGTATAGATAAGTTTGAAAAACTTGGTGTATTACAAAGAAGAGCTTTAGCAAAATCCATTGGTTTAGAATCAACTGAATTAGCAAAACTTATTAGAAATCAAGGAAAGAGTATTGAACAACAAAAAACATTTAATGATATAATGGGTAAAGAAGGTTTAAGTTCTTTAACATCATTGATAAATAAAATTACAGAATTGGGTAAAACATTTCTTATGGAATTTGGAAAACCATTAGAAGCATTATTAGCAAAATTTGAAAAAAACTTTTTAAATGAAGAAGGTATGAAGAACTTCAAAGGTAAAATGGAAAATATGGGAAAAATGATTACAGAACCAATTGAAAAAGCTAAAAAAGCAGCTAAAGTTACTGCTGCATTAGGTGGGGCTTATGCTGGTTTAAAACTTGGCCTGATGAGTGGTAACCCATTCGTTGCTGCAGGAGGTGCTATAGTAGGTGGTGTCGCGGGATATATGGGAGCGGGTTCTGTAGTTGATGATTTCCAAAGTTCAGGAGGTTCTCATTTAGTTGTAACACCAGATGGAAGAAAGTTAGAAACAAATCCAAGAGATACAGTGTTTGGAACTACATCAGTTAATGATTTCTCAAGTGGGCCTATGGGAAGTCTAATGGGTGGTGAAGAAACAAATCAAGAATTAAAAAAACTTAATGAAAATATAGAAATTTTAATAAGTGAAACAAAAAGAACTTCTGGTAATATCGTTTCAGGTATTGGAGCATTATAATGGGATTAGAAAATTTAAAAAGTATATATAGTCCAACGGAAGAATCAACATTCGTACCAGAGAGTGAAAATAGTATACATATTAATTTTAATGGTTCTTCTTTTTTTCAAAATCAAGGAGTAGAACCTCGTATTGATAGTTTTATAAATGGAAATATTGATAATGTTAATGATACTAAACTTTTCGATATACCTATCACTTCCCAACCAACTAATCCAACAGACTTTTCAACAGCAGTTGGAAACAATGATTCAGCATTCACACCAATAACCGATATAGGTGGAGAATTTTTACAAAATTTAAGTTGGGAAAATTTATATAATTCAAACCATACACCAAAAGATTCACCTGAATACAAAGGATTAGTACCTGTAGGTTATAGTAATGTAAATAGAGACAATTTAAAAATTGGATTTAAAGCTAGTTCTTATGGTGATAAAACAGGAGCTTATGGTTTTGATAGAGGTGATGAACCATATATCGTTAGTGAAATTGGTAGAGAGGGTAGAGATATTAACAGAGGTGGAAGGTCAACTCCTATAATAAGGTCTTTAGCTGATATTGAAAGATTATTTAAATACTATACATCACCACAAGGTTTACTTGCAAGAACTCTTTATCCAAATGCGAATTTATTTATACCAAATACTGTTGTTAAATCTAGAGACATATTAGACGGTAAAGATAAATTAATAAGAGTTCCACAAAGATTCAACAATGGATACAATCCACTTTCAGGAGCTATAGGTGCTTTTCGTCCTTTTGGAAATAATGTTCCAATTGTTTTGGGAAAATCAGGATTTAATATGGGAACTCCTGAAGGACTTTTACCATTTGTTCCAAATCCACTTAACTTTAAAAACTATGGTGATGGTAATACAGTTCCTCACAATATAAATAACACATTTGGTAATGCAACCACCGGTGGTGGAGGTGGATTTTTTAATTTATCAAATATAGCTGACACTCTTTCAGGCACTGTTAGAAAATTTTATGATGGTGATGGTGATGTAATGACTTTAGCGTCAATAACGTCAGGTGAGACTCTTGATGACTTTGGTATTGAAGATGACTTTTTTGGTGGTGATGAGTTTGAAGTTTTACCTGATACTGAAGATGAAAAAAATGGAATGCCGTTTTACTTTAAAGATATGAGAGATAATGCTTATATATTTTTTAGAGCATACATTGAAGGATTAACAGAAAACATTTCACCAGAATGGACTCCCCATAATTATATGGGAAGAAGTGAACCTGTTTGGACATATGAAAGAGGTCAAAGAGAAATATCAATGACATTAAAACTTGTTGCACAAACAAGAAAAGAATTAGATAAAATATATGAAAAAATGGAAAGATTAACTTCATTATGTTATCCACGATATGTTGATGATGTTCAAAATTATGGTAAAAATAGAATGCAACCACCATTAACAAGAATGAGATATGGTGATTTATATGGAACGAGATTGAAAAATGGAAGAGATGGAGGATTATTAGGATATATAAAATCTATATCTTATTCAATCGACCAATCATCAACTTATGAAACAGAAGTTGGTGCTAGAACACCAAGACATATACTTGCAACGATTGGTTATCAAGTAATACACGATGAAGCTCCAAGTCTTAATATGTCAAAAGATGGTAACCAAAAATTTTATGGGATTAATCAATAATGGCTAGATACCAAAATACAAAAAAACAAAATAAAAATAGAAAATCATATTATTCAACTACTGTTTATAAAAAAGTAATTGAAAAAAATACAGATAGTTATTTCATCGCACAACAAGGTGATAGATGTGATAATTTAGCCTATAGATTTTATGGTGATTCAACATTATGGTGGTTTATCGCTCGTGTTAATAATTTAACCACAAACAACATACCAGCAGGAACATCATTAAGAATACCAGCAAATACACAAGACGCTGAAGGGTTTTAAAAATGTCAATCAATAAAAGAGTTTTTGGTACACCGATAACAGGTAGTGTTAGAGATGAGTTACAACGAAGACAAAGTCAAGGTGAAATTCAGTTTGGTGATTCATTGGATAGTTCTAAACTTAATCAATATCACGAACTTTCCTCTCGAACACCATTTGTTCGTATGTGGACATCTTTAAAATTAATCCAACCTGCGGATATGGATAAAGCTCAAAAAACAACCCTTGATAAAAATCAAATAGAAAATCTTGGTGGAATTGAAAAAGCTATTGCTCAGTATGAAAAAAAGGGAGTAACAGACCCATTTGGAACAGAATACACATCACCAATTTTAACAACAAAACTGGATCCTACTACTAATGAAGTTGTAGAACTTGTTATATTGGAAGAGAATGCAAGAGAAAAAATAGATTTTGCAAGAAAGATTTATGTAATTGGAAATCACGAATATCAAAAATCTTATGGGGAGGTAACTGAAAATCAATCATTAACAAATCCTAACACGGGTGAGGTAGTAAATAATGTTGATGTTAATAATCTTTTTCCACAAGAGTTAAAAAATAACAACCTTTTAAAACCTCAATCTGGTATTACATCTGTATCAGTGGAAACGCAAGGTAGTGTTGGGGAAATTAAAAAAACAATTGTAAAATTTTTAGTTCATAATTTTAATGATTTTGATAGAATATTTAACAAATATTTTTTAAAACCTGGAGCGACTATATTTGTTGACTATGGTTGGAGTACAGTTCAAAATTTATATGACCCTAAAGACTTAATTGAAAGTATGAATGATATTGGTGGAATAGAAACTTTTTTATATGGTAGTACGGATGATGGTGATGAAAATGATGGTGTAATAACAAAAAATCAATCAAATCTTGATGTTATACAAGGTATTGTTCAAGATTTTAATGCAAAAATACTACCAAATGGTTCTGTGGATTGTGAAGTTACATTGGTTTCGTCTAATTCCACACTTTTAAATAAGAAACCTGATAATAGTTTTTCAAACCGAATGATAAGTATGTTAAGGCAAGGAGTTTATTATTATACGGTTACTGAATATCTTAAAGATATACTTGGTGGTATTTCAGTTAACGATATGAATGACACTCAAAAGAAACAATATGAAGAACTTCAGAAATTTTTATCCACTCCAACTAGTATTACAAACATTACAGATACTGTACAGTATGAAAAATCATTAATAGACAAAGCTTTATTTTTATTTAAAAATACAGGTTTACCAAGTAAATCTTCAGTAGGGTCAGGTATATTTATTCCAAGTTTAAGTGAAGGTAAAGATGTTTATATCACTTGGGGTTTATTTGAAGATGTAATATTAAACTCACAATTTGGTTTTGGTAAAAATAAAACAGATGTAAATAAAGGGAAAAATTTTCAAGTTAGAATGGATTCTTCAAATTCATTTACAACTTGGAATGAAAATAAATCAAAGTATCAAGCAGTACAACTTAATGAAAAAGAAAAGCCTGATTGGCTTTATCCAAAATGGTGGGAAGATGGTAAATATGATGATGAGTCAGGAAATTCAATAGATGGAAAATCTTACTCATTCAAGGAGGGAAAAAGTCCAAAAAGAAAAGATGGATTATTATTAAATAATTTTGCAACAACTGATTTAGTTGACCAATCAAAAAGTAGAATCCCAATTAGAGAAATTTTTATAAATGTAAATGTATTAATTACAATATTTGAAAAATTTAAAGAGACTACAAGTATTAAAAAAATTATTAATACAATTTTAGAAAAACTTAGCGGTGATGAATCAAATATATTCAAGTGGGAAATTGCACCAGGTGATGTTGACTCTCAAATAAAAATTATAGATAAAAAATTTGGTGAAAATGCACAAAAAACTATTACAGAGGATGAGGAATTAGATAAATTATTTTTTACCTTTAATATAATGTCAAAAAATTCATTTGTAAAAGATTATAGTTTAGAGATGAAAATACCTGAAGGTGATATGGCAGCTCAATATGCATTACAGGGATTAAGTCACGACAGTTCTATGATTAAAGTAAAAAAAGAACATGTAGATAAATTAAATTCTCTTTATAATTTAAATGATTCACAACTAAGTATACTTTATGAACCAGATACTGGTGACTATAATGCTAGACAAAACTTAGCTCAAAACAATGATACTGAAGCTTTTAATGTTTATAATACTCTTGACGACTTCACATTAAGTCCAATTGATGAAATAGATGTTAATAAACCCGTGAATACAAAACCGACACCAAAACCAAAGTCACTAGATTTTACTATAAATGTACTAGGTGATGATGTTGAAATTCTTTATAGTGATAATACATCTGAGATAATTGCTTTCGATGCTTTTAAAGCATATACGGATGGAGCTCCAAAAGGTTGGCAACCAAAAACTAATGAGGGTGTACCCTCTCCTGCTCCAGAGATTAAAATAAATATAGTAGAATTAGAAAAAATTATCATATCAAATGAAAAAGAAGAAAAACTTTCAAATAGAATCCATGCTATGTCGATTCGTGATTATTTTGATTATGAACTTAATGGAAAAATATCAACACCAGAAAATGAAGTTTCTTATTTTCCATATTATTTAACATTGACAATACATGGTATTTCTTCAATTCAGCCAGGTGATACATTTAGGGTTGATTATTTACCAAAAGAACATTTAAATAATTCATATTTACAAACCATGCAAGTTAGACAAGAATTGTCACCAAGTGGATGGTTTACAACATTAGAAACACAATATAGAAATATATTTAGAGCACCTAAACCAAACCAAGCACCTAGTGTTAGTAATAAAAAAGAACCATTAATTACTAGATTATCTTCAAGAGCTTTAGCTAATAAATTACAAAAAGGGTTGTTTTATCTCAAAGGTAACTTTTATGGTAATATTCGTTCTAAAAAAACTCCTAATGATTTTACCTATCAATATTTACTACCATTTATGAAAAATATAGAAGTTGAATCAGACGACACCTCTTCAGAACGTGATGATTCAGGATATTATGTACTTAAATTTACAACTCCAGCAGCTAAAAATAGTGATAAATTAAAATTTGCAAATAATGAATTGAATAAAATTAAAGGTATTTTCTTACAACCTCTTTATGCTGAGTTTGCATATAGAGATGAAAATGGTAATATTAATTTGGATTTAAAATTATACAATAGTAGTATTGGATGGGCTAAAGACGCTGATTATAACAATAACAATAATGTAAAAAATAATAAAGCGGTAATGAATGTTGATAAAGGTATATTAGGATCTCCTGGAATTAATAATTCAATTGAAAATGGTGGTGACCCACATACTTTTTCCAGCCAATATACACCTTTCAATTTTTGTGACTCTAAGTATTATGAAAAAAATATTGGAGAATTAACATATGGTAGAACCGGCGCTGATGATTTTGACCAAAAAACAAGAATATACCCTCCAGCAGTTGTGTTTGTTCCAGATACAAAATATAAAATGGTATATTTACAAGCTACCAGACAATATGCAATTTTTAGAGAATTAGATGATAGCAATCCGGACTTCCCAACAGGGTTTTCTTCAAAAGATATAAATAGTATGATAAAATTCTTTGTAAAAATTGGAACTAAAGTAAAAGATAAACCACCATCACTTACTGATGAACAGATTGAAGAGAATAATCTTAATGTTGACCTTGTTGGTGAATAATTAAAAAAAAGCTTGTTTTTTATAAATAAATGTTATATATTGTAATACGATGTATTGTATTATACCTATATTCAAAGACCCATTCTTACATCCATTACATAAAGATAATGGATTATCAGCCCTATGGTGTCAAGCAGAATCTGCAGAAGAACCATTCTTTTTAATCCAACACCATCCTGATTCAAATAAAATGATGGAAGATTATAAGTGGTTAAATGATAAATTAATTCAAACACCTGATAAAAAATTATTAAATCATTTCTATAAATTTAAAGATGTTGTAGATAAAAACTTCATATGGTGGATAGATACAGGAAAACCATTTCAAAACAATATTCGTAATAATGCAATAGATTTCTTGAGTAACAAATACTACAATGTAAAAAAACTTAACGAAATCATACCATTATCGAAACATAATGAGTATTGTAGTGATGTTTATAAAGGAATGGCTAAACCATATGTTGGTGGAACTGATGATTATTATATGAATGATTTCATAGAAGCTTTTGGTTCAATTGAAAAATATGGAGTAAAGGTATCCAATGATGTATGTGATATATTTGATATGAGAGTAAAGAAACATATATCGAATGGTAAATTGTATTCAAATTATAATCTATGGACAACAACAGGCCGTCCAAGTAATTCATTCGGTTCAGTTAACTTTGCAGCTCTACCACCTGAGAAAAGAAAAGCTATAGTGGCTGAAAACGATTATTTGGTTGAAATGGATTATGATGCATATCATTTAAGAATAATTTCACAATTGGTTAAGTATGATTTTGGTAAAGATTCAGTTCACGAACATTTGGCTAAACACTATGAATGTTCATATGAGGAATCAAAACAGAAAAGTTTCCAATTATTATATGGTGGAATTGATAAACAAACCAGAGAAAAAGTTCCATTCTTTGATTTAACACATAAATTTATAAATAACAAATGGGATGAAATAAATAAGAATAAATACATTTTAACTGATATTTATAGACGGAGAATAGTATTAGAAAATTACAATGATTTGAATAAGAGTAAATTGTTTAATTATTTAATTCAAGCATTGGAGACAGAATTGAATGTTAAGAAGATTTTATTAATTCAAGACTATTTATTAGATAAGAAGACTAAATTGGTTTTATACGGATACGATAGTTTCCTATTCGATTTTTCAAAACAAGATGGAGTTGAAACTTTGAAAGAAATCAAAAGAATATTAGAAGTT